AAAACCAGTATCGGATTGGTCAACAGGGCCATTCAAATAAATGTGCCCATTCAAGTTTATTTTTGGAGAAATTAAATCAATTTCTACGCTAGAATTGAGCACGACATTAGTTGATGCGTTCACGGTAACGCTCATTGGCGTTGTTACCGTGACACCCATCATCGCTGTGATGCTCGCTGTTGATTGAGTGACAACTTCGACTGATCCAGTTGCGTTTACGCTCGTTTTACCATCCGTGTTTATTTCGACATCTCCGCCCTTGACGGTCACGGTAAGCTTGTGGGCAGCGCGGTCGTATTTGATCGTCGTTCCGTCTTGATATTGCGTCACATGAACATCCAGAGAGATTTCAGGAGCGGAATATTTTGTTTGATAAATAGAATGAAGAATCACGCCACACGCAGGGTCTCCTCCTGGAGACAAAACTACAACCTGCTCGCCAACTTCAGGTGACCACCATGTTGAGTCCGGCCCTGCTCGCTGAACAATCCAAGGTAAAAAACCAGTTTGAAGCAGACCGATTGTGACACGAGCACGTGCATTTACTACATCAACTTCCGAAATTGTTCCGTAGCACACAATGTGCGCTTGGCGTCGCTCAATATCTGAAATTCGAGCCAGCAAGTTTTTTATATATTGCCACATTTTAAAAAGTTACAGTTTCACCGCTATCAAAAAGAATTCCGTTTCCTGAATCCAGCGAAACGACAACGACAGGAGCTTGTCCGTTCAGGTCTCTATAATCGCGGACATGTCTCACTCCTATTTTTGGATTATACCCAAAGAAAACATCGTTCGGAATAATTCCAGAATTGTCCCAAACGGATTTCCCAAAAAGACCACTTTGCGTCCACTCAACCTTGTGTAATGAGTATTCTCCTTTTGGATGCGGAAGAATTCCAGCTGAACTAATCTCGACAATTTGTGCAGGACTGCAAGGAATTCCCCACCGCTGGCCTCGAACTACTGCCGCAATCGCCGTCGCCAGACACCGAACAAGCAGTTTTGATTTTTGGTCTTTTGGAGAATAAGGAACAACACAGTAGGCCGCCCAGTGCATCAATCCTTCAAACTGTTCTGTTCCAATGTCACCGCTTTGATCTCCTGGAGTTATTTCGTTCAGCTCAAATCGAATTGCTGGACACGTAATAACTTCTTCGTCGCGCATGTAGTAGTCAATAGAAGCTATTGAGCCTTTTCCTTCAATTGGAAACGCAACACGAAGCGTGTTTTTGATTGCCTCGTGCATAGCAACGAGGTCTATTTCAGGCGGATAGTTCATTGGAGAGCCTTTTCGTATTCTTCGTAAAGTTTATTTTCCAAATCTAAAACAAAATCTTCGATGACATTTTCCATTTTTTCGTCAACTTCGATTGTGGCGCGTTTGATAGGAAGCCTGTCATTTCCAACGCGAACAAAGTATGTTTCGTTGTACGGAAAAGCTCCAAGAACTTCGTTGCCTCCGGCGGAAATACCTTTTTGTGTTTTTCTGACACTTTTGAAGTATTCAAGAGGAATCGGATTGAAACCAACCCATATTTTATGTTTTCCATCGAACTTTAACCGCGATCCAGAAAGAACGCGCATCCTCGCTTTTTTCATTGACAAACCAAGCTCGGAAGAAACAAGGCTGGTGAGTTGTTTGTTTCCCCAGCGCGTTGTCGCTGTCGCCGCTTTTTCAACCGCATTTCTGATAAAACCATTGCTCTTTGCAAGCTCATTTAAAGCATCCCCGTGTGAGTCACTTAAAATGTCTCTGCTATTTTCGATGGTGATGTTTATCATGGTTGAGTTTCATCCAAAGGTTGTATTTTTGACAAAAGAACTGTTGTTGTTTTTGTCTCATCTTTTTCTATTTCGAGAGTCCAAAAGTCGCTTGGAATTTCTTCGATGTTCAACTTTGTTCCACGTGGAATATCTTTGACATCATCAAATATCGCAGTCAGTCTCGGTTCGGTCGTGCGTAAAACTGCTTCGCCGGTTGCTGCATCAAAAAACTCGTTGTCAAAGTAAGCCGTGATGACTCGCGGGCCGCTGGAAAGTTGAAACGTCACCTTCCTTGCGTCAAGGCCGCTGAAAAAAACGCTGATATTTTCCTTCCACATAGTAAAAACGGCGCGGTGGATAAGTCCGCGCCGTTGTGTCAATCAATCATTTTTATTAAACAAGCGGATCGGGATCGGTCGGTGGCTCGCCGGTCGAATTGTAGTTGTACCCGTAAACGAACGCCTGGTTGCGCATCACCAGCCAATCTACAGATTGGAACATGGTGATGTTAAGCAGGCCTTGACGGCTCGAGCTGAACGGGTCAACAAAAATGTCAAGGCCGCCCCATTGCGCGAAGATCAGTGACATTGGATCAAAGAAGAACACGTCTCCGTCGTTGATCTGGTTGGATATCACAGGCTTGTAACCGTTGATCGTTCCTCCGGGTTCCTGAATCAGGATGCTTGTCGCGTCGTCCGGGAAACGTTTTGTCGTCTTAGTGTATGCGTCAAACATGGAGTTCCCAAAATAGGTCATGCCTTGGGTAGGGACATTTTGGCGCTTACAAGTAGCTTCCATCATCACCAGCTCTGTGTAAGACGGGCCGGACGCGGACGCGAACATTGCGGTCTGGTTGAATGGCGGAGTCTTGGAATCATACTCTTCCAAAGTCTTTACAATGCCTTTTGGCGTCCCGCCAGTTCCATCACCGTAGAAACCTTTTCTGTCGATTTCGAGAGCGAGAACGCGAGCCATGTTGTTGCGAATCATCATCTCAAAATCGATTGAACTCTGCAACCGGGTTTGGCGCGTTAGAGATGTGAAGACAGAAACCGTTTTTGGTGACAGCGAAATGCGTTCAAAGTTTGCGTCAGTACCGGGAGCCTGAGCGTTTTCACCAATCCAACCGACTTGAGCGCCGGATGTTTGTCGAAGCATGTCGTAGGTTCCAACGAGGCCGCCCAGTGGTTGTGCGCGGCGAATCAGAGCGGAATTTGCATAAAGCAACTCGATGAATCCGGGCAACAGCGTGTTTGCCACCGTAACTCCAGCTTGTCCATCACCGACAGGCGGAGGATTGACGGTGATCGGAGGGCCAGTGCGCGTTCCTGTCAAATAGTTGTAAGGAACATCACCTAGCACGTCGCGTGGGATCACAGCGTTGCCGCGAAGCTTAATTCCGTCATTTTCGCATTGTCGTTTTGCAGCAAAACTGCAATCGATCTCGAAAGCGGCCTCCTCTCGCAACCCCTTGTTTTCAGGATCAGCCAAGGAATAAATCAGCCGAGACAAACGGAAATCACGGGCCTCTCTTGGAGAAAGTCCAATTTTTCCGCTTGGGCGGTTCCTTTTCATTTCGGACTCTCGATAGTCAAGCGCAACCGATCGAAAGGACTCAAAGTCCTGACCTTCGGCAATCGCCTTGGCAATCGTTTCGTCTGGAACGCAATATTTTCTTCCAAAACTGGTGATTTGCTGCGACCTGGCACGCTCGGCTTCAAGCGCGGACTTGGTGATGCTGGTGGAATCGACGGATGACTGGGCGATCATTTCAGCGATCTGTTCGTCAGTTGCGTCGTCGTTTATTTTAAATCCGCGCTTTTTGAGCGCGGGAATAAGTGGATTCATTTTTTGTGGAATAATTTCTAAAACTGTTTTCGCGGGAATTTGAGTTTTCGATTTTTCGGTATTAAGCTCCCTGCCGACTCCCACGGTTGCATCGGCAGGCACGGTGACAATTGAAATTTCGAGCGGTGTCCAGCGCGTCACATTTACAATTTCGCGGTCGCCTTCTTTGGATTCTTTCCAGTCAACAATCTGATAAGCAACACTGACACTGCGAAGGACTCCCGCCTTCACGTCAGCCTCAATCTGCCTCGCAAGGTTGCTGTTTCCAAACCGGACAACAGCACGCCCTTTTTGATCTGCTTCGATTGTGGCTGACTCGACAACGCCGATGTATTGGTTTCGATCGTGATTGAAAAGTAAATTGGCTCCGTTGTTGAGTCGGGAAAGATCGCACGCTTCTTTTTCATGCGAAAGTATTTCATAATACCCCCACCGCTCACACGGTTCCGAACTTGAAAACGACAAATTGACGGTGTGTTTCTCGGCATCATATCCGCCGATCTGAAACTCGCGCCAATAACTTTTTGTCGTATCAATGTTATGCTTTACAGGCATTTTCGGAGTCACTTTATTTGCGCAGACGAATAAAAAATATTGCGAATCGAAATATTATTCATTATCTGATTCCAAGTTTTCTGTCCCATTGATCTCTGGTTTTTTATCATTAGCTGGGGCCGGGCTTCCGGGGACAACCAAGTCCGGTTTCAAACCCATGCTCTCCATGAGCTTATTTTCCTCGGCAATCTGTTGGAATATGTCTCGTGGATCGTCTCCGTTTTCTCGTATGAGTTGAGAGCGCGATTTTGTTTTATTGCTCAGTGCGGTCGTGTTCGCTTTCTCTTC